TAAACCTTCCAAGCATCTGTACCGTTTTCGGCTGAAACGAATGAGAGTGCTGGGTCGCTTGATGTAGAAATAGTTAAATCACCACTAAGTGTGCTATTGCCTAAGACTGTTAAGTTACCAGTAACCGATGAATTCCCATCAACCTGAAGAAATCCATTAGTTAATATGTTTCCTGTGTTAGAAATACTTACACCAACAGCATTGCCGTAGCCTCCTCCAAAATCAGCACTACCATCAACCGACAAGTTTCCATTAGCATTAATATTTCCAGTACTAGTAATACTCGCACCAGAACCTGCGTTTGTATAACCTCCCCCTATGTCAACGGCAGTTGTGGTTAATGTGCCACTAAGTGTTCCGTTAAAAGCAGGATTTAAATGTATGACACCATTACCCGCAGTGTTACCAACCCATAGATTTCCATTAGCGGTATTAACTGCAAGTTCACCTGCAACTAAAGAACTAGGTGTGCCGCTTGCAGCATTCTTAATCTTTATGGTGTTTGACATTTAACTGAAAGTGCCGCCGTCTATTGTCTTATTTGTTAAAGTTTGAGTTGCATCAATTGTACAGACACTAGTTGTATCTATAGATAACGTAACTGCTGTACCTGATCGTGATCCTGTAATACCAGAACCGCCGATAATATTTAAAGTATTTCCTGACGCTACAGCAGCAGTAGCACCTCCGTCTGCTGAGACATTAAACGTGTAATTGTTAGCGTCTGTAGCTCCAGTGTAACCAAGGTTTCCAAGAGTTACTCCTAATGCTGTTCTTGCACCACTTGCGGTTGTAGCTCCTGTACCTCCGTTTCCAATTGCAACTGTTCCTGTTACGTTTGTTGCGTTACCTGTTACTGTTCCTGTTATGTTGCCAGTTACGTTACCAGTTAAATTTCCATAAAAACCTAATGCTCTTACATTAGCTTGAGCGGTTATAGAAACATTACCGTCTGTACCTCCGGTTTCATCAGTGGTTATAAAGCTAAATTCATCAGCAGATTCATCCCAAATTAAACCTACATTATTAGAGTTACCTCGCTCAACAACAAAACCAGAGTCTAGCGAAGGTGATCCTGCTTGGTCTTTAGCTAAGTATATTAAACTGTCCTTAACAACAAGGTCATTAGTTGCGACTGTGGTTGTTGTCCCTGAAACAGTTAAATTACCACTGACTTGAAGATTTGTGACTGAAGTCGTAGTAGGTAAACTAACAGTAAAACTTGCATCACTTTCAAGAACAGTAATTTGAGAACTAGTGCCTAATACAGGTTTATTAATAAGCTCTTCAGTAATAGTAGGGCTAGGACTGTTGTTATCTCTTTGAGAGCCAATCCAAAGATTACCTCCTCCACCGTTATTATTGTTCCAACCTAATTCACCGTAAGCTAGTGCAGTTGGATTACCCGTTGCTGTATATGTATTTCGTTTTAGTTGTATTAGATTAGACATTAGTATCCTCCTGCGTAAACTCCTCCATCAATTGTTTTAGTAAAAATCTCTTGTACATTCTGGGTTCCTACTGCATCTCCTTCAATTCCTAGTGCAGTTTTTATTGCTTCTGCTGTATCTAGCGAACTACTTCCTGATCCGCTTGTGCCTATAAGTGCATTAGTGTCAGCAAGGTCGTCTTCTATTTCCTGCTCTCTGAATAGGCTATACTTGTTGCTGTTGTCAAGGTCAGCTTCAGTTAATGGTGACCCTGCTTGAAAATCTACAAAGTGTGTTAGTTTTGGTGTAGCACGTTTAATAAACAAACGGTATCGCTTATCAACTGCTAGGTTGTTAATTGTGATTACTCCTGACTCTAACGTAAAGTCGTTGTTCAATGTGTATTGATCCGCTGTTCCTGCTGCTACATCAGCTTGAAATGCACTCATAGACTCATCTGATTTAGATGCATAGACTTCCAGATGGTACGGGTCGAGATACCCAAAGTTAGCGTTACTTGGGTTAGCTACTGTATGCGTGAGAACACCAGAGTTAACTGGAGTATCTTCTGTAGCGTAATAACGTGAGAAAGGCATTATCCGTTAATAATATTTCGTTTTTCAATAGCTTCTGCCTGTTTGAATGACCTGAATGCTTTTTCAAGCTCAGTGTGTTCTTTTAAAACAGTATGCCTTGCTTTGGCTCTAAAACGTCCCATTATACTTTTAACCATTTTAATTCTAGGGTCACGCGCAGTGCCGTCAAACATCAGTGCATTGCGCTCATGCATTTTTGAAGCTGTTTTATAATTTTTTGAATTGAACAAAACTGTAAGCATTTCTCTAAGATTTTTTCCACCTATCTTGACAGTACCAACTCGTTCTTGATACAGGTCAAAAGCAGACCGACCTTCTTTATGAAATCTTCTCATATCTAAATGCGGAAGACCATTAATTCTAGGAGTAGGCGCACCAAAACCGTAGCCTAATGCTGCAATTTCAGATAAAACAGGATCGTTAGTAGATTTTGAAATTGTAAAAGGATTGAAACCAGCAGCCCATACTGTAGGTGCGTACATAGATTCCATAGGTTCTCCAAGGTAATTACGCATAGGTTCTATCTGTTGGTTTAACGTAGGAACTCTTGACATTAAACCTTCTAACAACCCATACGTTTTTTTCATATAGATATCATCAGTAAGTGGAGTCCATTGAGAAATAGCTTTAGGTACGTAAGATGTCGTCTGTCTTTTTATTAACGCATTAAGTTTAGTTTCAGGTTCTATTAATGCTTGTATAACATTATTAATACCTGCCAAATAACTTTTATCTGCAATGTTGTTTGATAAAGAATACATAGCACCTAACATAACAGCTTGGCCCCAGTTTTCTTCAATATCTCCATCCCTTCCTAACTCTGCATACTTTTCGTATAGATCGGCTGCTAATCCTAAAACAGTAGAAAAAGGATCAAGGCGGCCATATGCAATGTAAGTGTCTTTATATTTAAAAGAATAAGGTCTCCAACCTGTAGCCATTTTATTCCTGCGTTCTCTAGGATTGCTTGGCCCTCCTCCTGTTATTATTCCTGAACTAGCAGCAGCAGTAAGACTGAGCCAGTAGAAATTACCTGCATATAAACGTCCTTTAGCTTCAGCTTGTTTTATAACATCTCCGCTTGCCATATCAGCTTGATACCGCATGTGTAAGTTTTTAATCCAATCAAACTCTTTAGCTGCAAAAAGCTTACCATTAGGAGACATTATGAATGGCGTTCTCTGTAAAGGAAATTTAAGGATGTTAACAGGTGTTCGTATAAAAGGCATGATAAGACGCATCCAAGGATGTCGTTGGACAGTGTCTTGCATGTCTTTCATCCACGATGTTGTTCCTTTGTTAATCTTACCTGCATCTTGAAGAGCTAATAAATCCTTATCTAAACCACGTGTAAATGTAACATCTTCAGCCCAATCCATACCAAGCTGAGATAATTCACTTTTGTCAGCGTCAAAGTTATTAGCTTCATATTCATCTAAAAAATCTTTTCTTGTACGATACTTAGATAAACTCCCTTCAGGGTCAGAAGCTTGTAATTTTTTATACTCCCTCACACCTTCTTCTTGGATTGCTTTCCTAGAGTGTCTTCTTCCTGATTCACGTATAACACCTCTAAAATTTTCAGATACATATTTAGAGATAGCTTCTTTACTAGTGTGTCCTTCATTAACAGCATCACCAGCAAGTCGTCCCATTGCGTTAGCTCTAAAACTAATCTGTTTAAACAACTCATCAGTTCCGATCATGAAACGACTGGGAATACGCACAAAGTTACCAATGTAATCTAAAGCGTTTTTAGCTGTTTTAGATGCTGCTTCTCCTAAAATATCACCACTGATAGCTTTAGGAGGTTCTACATCAAATAAATCTGAACCTTCTGAAAGTGTACCTGTTCCTCTTCTAAAGGATTTTTTAACTCCTGCTACTGATTGAATAGCTTGAGCATAGGAACCATCTTCTTGTCCTTTAGCAAACAATTTAGCACGGTTTGCATGAAACGTTTTATTATCTAAAAGACCTCCTAAATGTCTTAAATTGTTTAAACCTAAGACAGCAGCTACACGTACAACTTGTGCATTAATCATGGCTGTACGTACTAAAACAGATGCTAAACGTGATCTAGCTTCAGGGTTTCCTATGGCTGATCCTATTAAGCCTTCCATAGGTTTGTAGTACATATGGATGCCTGTAGAAATAGTGTTAACCATTTGGGTTTTAGTTCCACTTAATATGGAGTTTAACCAGTATTCATTGTGAATATCTATTGCAGAACTTGTTTTGCCTAAATAATCACTAGCAGCAGCAGCACCTTCTAAAGAAGAATCAGCTCCTTTAAATATAGCATTGGCTCTTGCAGCATGTTTTCGTAAATGTTTTGCACCTCCTTTTGCTTTTATAATAGAAGTTCTTTCTAAAGAATCCATTAAAGGATTTTTTAAACTCTTCCAAGAAGCAAGAATACGACCAGAAGCTTGACGCAACTTTTGCATTCCATCTATTTTGTTTCCTTGTTTTTCTAACTCAATAATGTAATCAGACATTAAATCCTGATTAGCATTAAGCTGCTCATCTGTTAATTTATCAATTTCTTCTGTTAACTTTTTAAAACGCTTAAGGCTAACAGCTTGTTCCATGCGATAAGCTAAAAGACGTATATTCATTTCTTTCATAGAAGCTACGTCCATCTCAAAACCTAAATCCATTCGCTCTTTTGGAGTAAGCTTTTTGTAGTAGTGTTTAAAATCTCCTCTACCTTTTAAAAGCCTGTGTACTAAAGCTGATGGTTCCATCTGATTAGCTTCAGCAAAATCATCAAGGTTGTTTAATAAGTGTTCCTGAAGTGCTTCAACTAAAGTTGTTGGGTTACTTGTCTGGCCAACTGCTTGATTAAAAGTAGTAGCGTTAGTTGTTTTCTCAATATTTGGTTTTAAATGTTTATAGAAAAAACTAAAAACTCTCCCTGAGAAATATTTAGTTCCTACATCTGAAAACGTGGTGTCTGGACGAAAAAGTTTTTCAGCTTCATCCATTATTTGTTGTATAGATTTTTTAGTAGTAGCAGTTCCGTTTAACTCTTTAACAAGCTTTGTGAACTGTTTTAGTTTTTCAGGCTTAACGTTTCCTGCCGCATCTACAGCATCATCCATTAATAATGCAGCTTGTTCAGGAGCTGTTAACTCTAAATGTTTTAAATGTTTTGGTGCGTTAAATTCGTATTTATAAAAATTACCTAACCCTTGACGTTTTGCTTCATTAATAGAATGTTTTTCTAAACGCCTCGAATAAGCACTTTCAAGTTCTTTAGCACCTTTAGGAAAAAACAACCGAGCTTTTTCTTTATTAACAAGATACTGCTCGTATTCATCAGCATCATTAAAAATGTCAGAAGCATTAAAAGAGTTATCTCCTGTGTTTGCGTTAGGGGTTGAAGTAGCAGAAGTGTACTCTTCATTAACAAGACCTCTATTTATTCTTATCTTTGTACCTTTAAGTTGTACTGCTGCACCTTTATCAACAACTTCTGAATCAAATTTAGTGTCTTTAGTAATCCCTTCTGCAGCGTCTTCTGGGACTACATCCCAAGTAGAGGGTACTAAAGTATCTTCGTTTATAACATCTCGTACAATTTGAGCTTGTCCAGCTTTACCTGTAGCTTCAGCATGGTCAGCTTCAGCTTCTGCCATTTTATCACGTGTTCTGTTTACGTGTGCTAAATCTTCAGCTTCTTCTTTTATATTTTTTTGAGTAGTAGCTGTTTTTGTTTCAGTAGAATCAGCAGCTTGGCTCCCTTTAATGTCAGTTCCTTCAGCAGCTTTTAATACGTTTTTATCACTGTTTCTGCCTACTTTTTTAAAAGCAGCTTTTCCTAGAGCTATTATGTGATTAAAGACAGCACCTATTAAAGCACCTTCTGCTGCAAAAGCAGCTCGCCCTGCTAGGTTTTCAGCACTTTGAGAAATACCGCCTGACCACGACTGTTGCATCTTTTGAGCTAACTCTGCTGTAGGTAAGTTTTCCCAACCTTCTTCAGATGTAGCGTCTTCAAAGAAACCTTGCATGTCAGGATTTATTTCAAAAAAGTTGCTTAATATTAATCCTTCATCTTGACCACGGAATGCTATAAATTCTGAAACACCTCCTAATACAGCACCTTCTTTAGTGACTTCCCAAAAACGAGATGGAGTCATTGAACCTCGTTTACCTGCTTTACGTAATTGCTTGTTTCTAAGATGTTTTAAACCTTGTTTTGCAGTTTTTTGAAACACGCTTTTAATAGGCCCACCCATCAATAAACCAGTGACTGCTTGTGTCATATCTGAAGTCACAGTGCTTAACTGGCTTTCAGGATTTTCAGGGACATAATCAGAAAAAGTAAATGTACGTTCATTAGCTCCCATTATGTCAGGAATTAAATTAGCCGAGCTTTCTACAGCATTAAACGCACCGTGTCCTAGCCCTTGATAAAAATTCTCCCAATCACTTTGCTGTCTTCTTTGATAAACTTTATGGTCTTCTAATCCTGTCGCTTGGTTTTGGTAAGTCGCATATTTATTCTGTAACTCATCGATTGATGACTTTTGTTCTCCAAATGTAGTTTGTCCTATTGGCATTACTTTTTATTGTTTTTTGTATTGGAATTCTTCTTAAGAAAAGCTTCCATTTCTTCTTTAGTAGCTGGTGAAAAATTAAGTTTTTGTTTATCAGTTTTAGAAACTCTTTTCATTGAAGGTTTTCCATCAAACCCTTTGCCAAGGCCTTCAGGTAATGGTGGTAATACAGTCACTTTTTTTGACTTAGGTTTAGGCATATTTGGAGGCAACGGCGGTAAGTCAGGTGTAGGTTTTTTCTTTGTTTTGTTAATTAACGGAGCAGGTTTATTAGGTATTAACATAGGTGTAATTCCCCAAACATTGTCAATTATTTTTCGAGTAGTAGGGCGTACAAAATAATTATTTTTAAGACCTATTGCAAAGCTGTTATATATTTTAGCAAGCTCAGTGTTTTTGTTGTTTGCTCTAGTATCTTTAAATCTAGACAGACTTGTTAACAAAGTGTGTATTCTTTTGTAATTGTCTTTATATGTTTTGCTATTAAGATTAACCATTCCTGAAGCTTCGTCAGGTTGTGGGACAACTCCTGATGATTTATATGTATGTGTTTTTCCTATTAAACCTCTATCAGTATAAGCTGGAACTACAGCGTTAATTTCAGGGTCGTGTGCAAGATATGCTCCTCCTGATTGAGCTTTAGCCATTTCGTCAGCGATACCTGCTATAATAGCTTGTTCTCTTGCTTTTTTTGAACGATACGCTCCATTCTTTTCCCACGGCATGCGTCCTCCCCATGAGTTTCTTATAGGGCTAGTGTCTCCTGTACTTTGTCTGTAAAACTCAATAAAACGATCAAAGGTTATACCGTCTTCGATATTTACCGCACCACTTAATATTGTTTCGTTTTGTTTAAACACACCTTTCACATGTGTTTGATCTTCTTTTTCAAACTCGATTCCGTTAAATGTTAATGAATCGTTTTTAACAAAATTAGAAACAGCAGTGTGTTGAAGAGCTTTAAACAAATGTGGTGGCATCTTTTCAGGCATACGTGTCATTAACATTCGAGCCTGTTTATCCCAGAATTTGTCAAAAGCTTTATGTGCTTCAGCACGTTTTGTTTCATTTGGTTCTAGTATGTTTATACCTGTAGATTTCTGTATAAATTGTGCAACTTTTTGGAGTTTTTCTGGAGCAAGTTTAGGGTCAAAAGTAGCACCACGTTGTACAGTTACTTCTTTTGTTTTAGGATCAGTAACTGTTTCGTTCTGTGCTTGAAGAAAATCAGGATCATCCTCCCAAAGTTGCAACATGTCAGAAATTTCATCCATCTCTTCAACAGACCCAAAAAACAAAACTTTATTAAAATTAAGATCGTTGCTGTTTATTTGAAGTTCCCCTTGAGTTCCAAAAGCATCTACAGGTAATTTGTAATTATTTTCAGAAATAGTTTCCCAAGGGACAAGAGTAAACGCTAAACGTGCGGTTTTTAATTCCTCTGCACGTACTTCTAAATTAGTCCTAGCTTGTTGTATTTGAACTGCTGACTTGTTGTTTTCAGCTTCTTTTAAGTTTTCAACAGCTTGATGATAATTTGATTGATGTTTAAGTACACTGGCTTTTGCAGCTCTGTTTGAATCACCTATACGGTTCCAAAAGTTTTGTCCTTTTTGGCCTGTAAAGAATTTCTCTAAAAGAGGTGCATCAGATTGGGCATTGTTTATAACTGCTTCAGTAGTGTTTAAACCTGCTTGATTTGAATTAAACTGGCTCAGTTCTTCAGCATAAAACTCTTGATTGTTAAGAAGTTCAGCATCTTGTGGGTTTAAAGCACCTCCTTCAGTTTGTGACCTAAATTGATCTGCTGATTGTACCTGTATTGTTTCGTCATTATATTTTTGTTTAAAGCTGTCTTTAAGAAGTTTAAGTCTTTCAACTGCAGTGTCATTAGCTAACGACTGCCCTGTTGCTGCCCACCATGTTTCTTTATCTTGATCTGCAGGTTTGTTTGTTAAAACCTCTTTTGAAGTTTCAATCACTATTTGAAGGGCTTCGTTGCGATACCATTGCATTGCGTTTTGAGCTGCTGCTGCTAGTTGTTTATCTTCTTCGGTAACTTGCCAAGATAATGAAGTTTCTGTTTTCCAATTGTGTTCGTTGTATTCTTGTATTTCTCTAATATCAGGATCTTTAACCATTAAATCAGCTATAGTCCTGTTTAATAAAGTGTCTATGTTTTCTGTAGTTTTAACTGTTTTAAATTGAGCTGAATTATCAACTTGTGTTTCTACTTCACCCATTAAAAATTTAAGTTTATTTTCTGTGTCTGTGTCGTTTATTTCTAAGGCAGCGTCTCTAAGGCTGTCAGCGTCATCTTTTGTTGCGCTATCGTTTTTAACTTTTGAATTAATAATAGCAATTAATTGTTTAGCCCTATTGATGCCAGCATTAGCTATTTTTGGTTGCATGTACTGATCTATAGCAGAAGCAAAAGCAATAGAACCTCTTTTAATGTGAGGATGAGAATCATAAAATCTTTTTTGAAGTTTATCTACTCCTTCCCTTTTTAAAAACTCTGCAGGATACATAGAAGCAGTTGTTCGCCCTCCTATGCTTTTATTAACATATTCTACTAAATCTTCTGCAATACCTTGATCCTGTAACCATGTTCCTATTTGTTGAGACATCTGACTGCTCCAAGCAGCTTGAGCTTTTTCAGAGTTCTCAGCACCTGTAACTAACGCACCATTAGCCGCTGTAGTCATTGTGCTAAACACGTTATAAAATACACGATGATCTTCAGAATGTGTGCCAGCTAATTTAGAAGAAGATCCGTCTTTGTCATAAGCTTCAAAAAAAGCACTAGCTAACCGTCTTGTTAAATCTTTGTTGCTAACATCATAAGGAAAAGTCACACCATCAAGACCGTAACGACTGATTAACTCAGGGTGTTCTTCTTTAAAACTTTGCAAACTATTAAGATCACTTTGGACTTTAAGCATTAGATTGTTTCTTACTGCTGCAATCTGTTTAGTTTTTTCACCCTGTGCTGAATCATAGCTGTCTTCTAATGTCCTCCAAAAAGAATTGAAAGATTCATACCTTTGGTCACTAGGGTCAATATCAGAAGTTTTGCTTTTAAACATCGATATGCGTTGCCCTGTTTTTTCATCATCTCTAGTGAGCCTTGATAATTGATCGTATAAATCAGCTACATTTTCTAAGTCATCTCCTCTGTCAGCTAACTCTTGAAAAATAGGTTTTATAACATTTTCAAAAACTGCTGAATTAAATTTGATTTCATCATCAGGGAATGAAGAAAAATTATTATTAATAAAATTACGAAATGCTTTCTTAGCGTTTGCGATTCCTCCACCTTCTTCAACACTTTGTTGGCTTAGTGTTACAGAATCTAAAAGAGCTTGTCGGCCTGATTCAAAAAATGTTGACCTGACTTTTAACTGCTGGTACTCAGTGTTTTTTGCAGAGGCATTTGCTACGATTCTATTCTTTTCAGCAATCCATTTAGGAGCATAGCCCATATCCCAGTAAGCTCCTTCTTGTTCAAACTCAGCAGTTCTTTCAGGTTTAAAACGGTCAATCAAAGCGTTAGCATCATTTTCAAAGTTATCTGAATTTCTGGTTAAACTATTTAATTGAAGTAAGAAGTCCTGATTTTGAGTTACTGATACTGCATCTTTACTTGCAGTGTTACCTGCTAAATTAGTTATTTGTTTACTGTAAACCCAAGGGTTAGCCCATTGACTAAATCCTGCTTGTCTAAGATATTTTTTAAAACCATACGATTTATCAGAAATAGTTTGCTCCATTCCTGCATAGTGTTGCCCTGCTTCTACTGAAGCTTTTTCAAGTTTACCTAACTGATACCCAACAAGAGACCTGTTAAAGTTTTCTAAAGGTTTTACTAAATCTAATAAGGGATTAGAACGTGCAGGAGGTGCAGCACCTACAACACTAGGAGTCGCTATCTGTTGGTTAGATCCAAGCGAAGGTGTGCCTAAGACTTGTGAAGGATTGGGAGAATATCTTTTTTTAGCGGCCATTATTAAGTGTGTTGGTAGAATTTAAAATCATTAGGGTCAGTAGCAGCACCTTTAAGTTGTGACTTAGCTCCTACTTTTGGAGGTTTTGTTCCAGCGTATGCTCTATGTATATCCATTCCTTTAGAGGCAAAATCAAGAACAGCAGCTAAAGGTTGTGCTTGGTCAATAGGTCTGGCATTAGATACTAGTTGAGCTTTAGTAGCTAGGTTAGTGTTAACCATGCTTTGACGATACTTGTAAACAGAACTTTCAGTATCTCTTGCGTTTGCATGTCTAACGGAAGCAGCGTGAGCTTTAAACTCATCCATCTGAGCGTCTATGGATTGACCTGAGACTCCGCTTTCTAATGCTGAAAGTGATGAAGATGAGATAGCTCGCATAGCTGCTGTTTGAATTTGTTGATCTTTACGTGAAGCTATTTCTTCAGCTTCAGTTATGTTCTGATTAATAGCAGATATAGTGGCAGCAGATTGCTCTACCATACTTCCTGAAACACTTTTTTGATAATCTTCTTGTGCAGCAGCTTGTTGTTTTTTTCCAAGATGACCTGCTACAGCAGATGCAGCAGCAATTCCTAAAGATACAGGTTCGCAAGCGAGTATAGGTATTAAATCAAACATAACGACTAAACAGTATAAATTTTCTTTCTTCTATTCCGTACTTTTCTATTTCCTCAACAAACTCAAAGCCCATCCATTCGAGCCAATTAAGGTGAACTTTATTACGAGCATCGATAACATTGTACAACATTTTGTATTTCTTATGTAATTCATTTACCCATCGTCTTGAGTATCTGAGGAAAGTTCGTCCGTTGGCAGTGAGATCGTCAGTTCCGAGCATCCAAACCACACCGCTTTGGGGATCGCCAGAGTCACGTGTACCGAAGATTCCGCAAGGTCGTCCATCTGTTGTCTTGACGGTGAAGCAAGGAGATGACTGTTTGACTCCATCGATAAGCACTCGTACAGCAGGTCTGACGGTGACTGCAGCGATTTCGTTCCGATCACAGCTTCGCAATCTCCCTGCCATCCTACTGGCATCTCGTTCTGTTGCTCGTTCAACATATAGTTTTCCTAAGTTCCATCTAACCTCTCCATCTACTTCCTCTTGAAAATGCTCTAGCTTCATAATCGATACTTAAAAAATCAGATGGATAAGGAGAATCATTTTTAAGCGTCAACTGAAGCCTATCGTTTTTCTCCTGAATAGCAAAAGCATAAAAACCATTTTGTAATTCAGAGGTTCCATCTATTAACCCTTGCTCAATTATAGATAAAGAAAAAGTGTTTGTAACATTAGTTTGAGCTGATGTAATTAAGTTAGGGTTGTGAAGGACATCTACTGTAAAATACCTTGCGTTAGCATATTCTAAATAAGCACGTTGTATCTGGTAGCGTCCCGTCTCTGTAGCTTTAGCTGACTTAAGGAAGGGTTGACTAAAGGTGTATTCCATTGTGTAGGGTTCACCTATAAAGAAATTCTTACTGGTAGGGACAGTGCATGTAAATACGTTTGTGTTTCCATGAGTACTGCTGCTGAATTGATTCCCATCTTCATCTACTAGCTTCATAGTGCTAGTCACTTTGTAGTTACTAGGTAATGTGACTGAGCTTGAAGTTACACCTGAAGAAGGTTTATCAATGCGGTGATCTAGGCAAACTTGATAATCCATTGTGCCTGAAGCTTTAGCATCTTTGACATCATCTTCAAACGTCACTGTTTCAATATACATAACACCATTGCGTCTTATAAGTATATACAATGTAGTATCTATAAAAGATATATCAGTAATATAATCGGAAAGATTAGTGTCAGAGTTAGGGGTTCCAAAGTTATATTTAAACCACGCTGATTGTACTTTTTGATTCTGTTCGTTATTAAAATATTTATAAACGTATAGAGTAGCTGATGTTTCATCATCAGTAATACAACATATTACATCTTCATTTGATGTAGCTGCTATCTTGCGAATATTTCCTTTGATGTATTTAGGAACATGAGAAGTTGCATTAGCTACTTCCATTTGATCAGCGTCTTCTTGTGAAACACCTAGTTCTCCTATTCCACTGTATCCTGTACGTGAAAACGCATAGTAAATAGAGTTACCACTAACTACAGGTTTAACATCTACTATGTTATCAATTTCGTTAGCAGGGGAAAGTGTTACTGTTTTAGGTGACAAGAATGGATCAGCATCTAATACGAACTGTGTTTGGTCACTAAAGATAATTAAACGTTCATTATAAGGTATGGCACTATGCAACTTGCTTACTTTGTTAGTACTTGCAGTCACATCAATAGGAGCTGTATCTAGCAAAGCTGCTACTGTAGTCCTGAAGAAATTAAAATACTCCCCTGCTTCACTAAAAATTATATTCTCACCAGAAAGGAACCCCAAACGATTCCTAAACAAAAAAATATCGTTAATAGTAGTACCAACAAATGAGGGGAAAGGGTTACTTTGGTCGTCTCCTGCTTGTCTTTCATTCCAATCTAATTCTTTTAAAGTAAATGTATTGTCTGCTTCTCGTATAAGTCCTATAGGCATTGTGGTTTTATCTAAGTCAGGAACTGTTTCATATCCTAATGACTCTACCCAACGCCCGTGTTGTATGCTGTTTACATCTTCAGTGTCTGCTTTAAATCTTAAATAATAATCATCAGCTTCTTCTCTAACGTTGCCTATGACTTTTACTACGTGATTGTGGCGGCAACGGTCAGGCAAGTCAGTGATTTCATCAACTTCAAAATATGTTAATTTAAGACCTCGCCCACCTAAATCGTCAGACACGCTGATTTTAAATTCTTTACCATCAGGATGTTTTAACGCAATGACATAACCATCCTGTTGTACGTGCCAATTAGCAGTTGACCCATCGATTCCTCCTGATCCATTGTATTTACTTAAGTATGTCCCACTATTGCTAGGTTTCCATGTAAGCCCTAAACATTCTTCTTTAGCATTATCGTCAAACTGTCCTTCCAATGGTAATCCATTAGCTTTTTTAAAACCGTGATCACCTGTATCAGCTACTCCGTCTCCTGCTGAACTGTCTGTGAAATTTTCTCCTTCTGGAGTTCGCTTTCCGTTGCATGCCAGCACTGCAGCAATTCTTTCTGTTCCTACCGCTTTTTGAGTTGCTTGGCCTGTCCATTTTGCAGACTTATAAAAGAACTCACCGTTTTCTATTTTATATTTACCTGTTGAATTAGCATGCCCAAAGTCCATACCGCCAGCAGCCGCATGTACACCGCTTCCAGTGTAACGTCCTCGTATAATATTTTTTCCTGCAGAAGGACTTACATAACCTGCTGAAAGCACCCACTCTGTTTTAAGGTTAACAGTTCCAAAGGATGTTTCAGGCCCATAATATAAATCTTCAAGTTGAAGAAACCCTTTATGAGGAGTAACGTTAAGTTGTAGTTTAGATGTTAAAGGGCCTACATGTACTTGATGGAAAAACAATGCCGTAGAAACTGAATTATCAGGGACTCCATCATTGTTACTGTCAGCTAATACATTCCCTGTCGAATCTGTTTCTTCTAATTTAAAATCATCTCCTAATGGCGAAGCATCTACTGCTTTAAGCACATGGTCTAATGTAGTTCTTTTTGAAGTAACGCTTGTTCGTTCAGCCCAATTAAAATTAACCCAAATGTTTATTTCATTTTTCTCTTTATTGTACTCAATACCAACGTACTCATTAATTCGGTGTTTTTCAGGAGGTAAATTGTCTTTATGTTTTTTAGTTGAATTCCAGACACCGTTACTCATTTTTCCTTTGCTTTTTAAAGGGTGTCCTTCTTTATTGTCCCACCTCCAGTTTTGAATCACCCTTACTAAGTACCCGTTAAATTTGCTGTCCACTGCTCTAGAGCTTAATTTAGCTATAGGCCTTTCTTTTCCATCGCTATCTACGCCTTGAATCATTGCGTAAGAATGAGCGTCAGTAGTTGCGTACTGTTTGTGGACTTCTCCTCCTACTTTTACAGTGTAACGTTTGCCATAGTCAGCAGTACGTACATTAATAAAAGCTTCATTGTTTTTTGCATACTTTGGTTTTTTACCTGCAGCTACTTTTTGTGTTTTGTTAACTAGAAAAGTGTAATCTGCAACAGTAACTGCAGATAATTCAGAAGCAGGGTTAGCAGTATTAGTTAAATAAGATAAACCACTGTCTATATTTAAAGTCTGTTCTTGTTTGGAGTTTACATCGTAAACACGTATGCCTCCTGTATACATAGAAAAACTACCTATACTTTCGTTTAACCCTATGTGGGCATTAGTAATATCTGTGCTTAATATTTGGCGAGGGTTTGACGCTGCAGGTGTTGTCGATGTTGTGTCTCCCCAATAAGCTATGTAATTCCAAGGTGGTGCTGTTGATCCATAGTTAGTGCTGCTGTCTGAATCTACTAAGTCTTTTAATTTTATGTAATTACGTAGTTTAATTCTGTAAGACGCAGTTCCTCCAGCGTGGTCAGTGAAAGGCCCATCAACAGAAGCAACAACTGCTCTTATAGATTTATCTGTGTTTCGTCTTGATCCTAACCTAAGTAAATCTCCTGCTTGAAAATCAGTTAAAGCAGCAGCCCAACCGTTTAAAGCACCTCCCCCACCAAACTCATCGTTATCTGATGTGTTGTAAATTAATTCATTACACAGATTATCTCCAGATGGAGGAGAGACATTTGATATTCTATTAGACAACGTGCCACTGTTTCCTCCATCTTTATAAAACACCCAATGAACACTTGCTCCATACATGTTCCAACCGTCGTCATCATTGTCTTCCACCCAACGTTCATCTACAGCGTATCCTAAATTATCTTCAAAACTTCCTGTATCACCGTTTGGTTTTCCAAGTAAAAACTGATTAGCTGACCGAGCAATGGCAGTACCATTAGTGTCATATTCGTCCATTACTTGTGTAGGCTTACGTAAAAGGTATTGTTCAGTTGCATTTAGAATTAAAGCAGCATCACCTGTAAGACCATCAATTTGAATTATATCTCCTACTTCAAACCCATGTCCTGCAGCAAAAGTAACTGCAAACACACCGTCTACCCATCTGCCGTCTGTGTGTTTAACTGATTCAAGTTTAATATCTGTTATGCTTACTTTTCCTATTGGAATTGCAGCACCTCCTGCTGTAGCTGAGACTTGAGTAGTTACATTATTGGTCTTGGTAAAGTAAGTTGTCCCTTTTTCTAATCCAGTTGGCAACGTACCATTAGCACCTTCACCTGTAGTTTGAGAATCGTTAGGTAAAAAACGTACTGGGGTGTTAGCTGCTAAAGCAGTCCCTGTTGTGATTGTATCGTTACTATGTGAAACTGCTGTTACAGGATATTCATTCTGTTTATCTATCGCTAACACATACTGTTCATCAGAATCCCTGTTAATTGTATGTATAAATGTGTTATTCCTGTTTGTAGTGTCTAAATCTACCTTAGTAAGAAACTTAGAAGGAGGACGCTTAACAAGTCCCTTAATTGGTGATGAGTATGCATTGATCTGTTCAGTAGCCTGAGAAGGATACCTTTGAGATTCAGCCTGTTGACTGACACCTTGTGCGAGACTAGTTGCAGCGTTCTTAACTAAGGGCATTATACTTTATACAGATTAGAGATCGAAGGTGTTTGTACATCTCTTCCTCTAGATATTGTGTAATAAGGTAGAGCTGCACTAAATATATTAGACTCTGAGTTTTCAGACTCAGCTTGAATAAACTGTGCGTTAGCTGTTTGTTCTTCTAGAGCAGCCATTCTGACTAATTCTGGATCGCCTACATGACGCTGTGCAAAAACACGTGCAGCTCTCATAGTGATAAATCTTCTGGCATATTCTGGCAACGCCTCACCTCCAGCACTAGCTTGCTCAAAGGCAACTTGATACGTAATGATTGCCTTTAAGTCTTCTTGAAATTCATAAGTAGCATTGTTCTTGTCATAGATAAAACGACCACGAACTACTGGGTCTAAGTCGCTGTAACGATAAGTTGAAAAATCTACGTTCAATGCAGTAGCAGGAGTCTCTATTCGTTTAGAATATTTAAGAGGACTTCCTGAAACATTAGTTGATGTAACAAATATGTTTGCACTGGTTACACTGGCTACTGTTGTTGCTGCATCGTTGATTGCAATGTTCTCACCTTTGACTAAGTAGTGTGCAGCAGTAGTAGTAACTTGTGTTGCATTCGCAATACTTAATCCTGCAAGAGTTGCTTGGCCTACATCTAAAGGAACGTCATGAAACATATTGAAGTGCCAGCCTTCAGATTGAACTGCTCTGTCTACTTCTTCTAAAATCTTCTGTGCATCTAATCCTTCTCCTGCTGTAGGCAGGGCTGCTAAACGTGATTGTCCTATAGTGGACAACATCTGATTGATTGCTTCTAATTTTCCTGTAAATGATCCGTAAGCCATGATGTTATAAAAAAAGAGGGAACCCCCAATATTTCAGAGGGTTCCCAGTGTTAACTATTATTAATCGTCGTTATCGACGTCAGCGTCAGCCAGTGTTTCTGGACGAGTACCGTCAGACCAAACAACAACAGACTCAGGGCGAAGAGGCCCGTGACCCATGCTGTACTTGGCAACAAACAAGTTACCTTGACGGGCGATCATATATTCTGACTCCATTGTCAAGTCTTGTAGTTTTAACGTACCAAAACCACCTTTCTGGAACACGATGCCAGCACAGTGGGTGTAATCGAGGTCGTAATCATTACCTGCTGCACCTGTCCAACGGTTTGGGTGTGTGCCAGCAACCTGCGCTCCAGATGGAAGATGGTTGCTTACCAGAATGTTGATTCCAGCCAACTGGGTAATAGTACCTGAAGCAATAGAACCAGAACCTCCGATGTCTTTGTTGATCACCGAACCAGTAACGATGTTGTCACTGTTGATCAACTCATAGTACATCGCAGGAGTAATGATGGCGTACCGATCACTCTGTGGAACGTCTTTCTCATCTAACAATCGTGCAGACTCAAATAGAGCATTGCGGATTGCTGTAGCATCAGGAGCGTATCTTAGCTTGTTAATGGCAGTAGAGGCTGAAGCTGTGTTAGCTTTTATAGTTGCGTCTACTTGGCCTTCAACACTGTTACTGTACACAACAGAACCGAGTTTGGTTTGGTTGGGTATCAAAGCGTCAGCGGGTAGTAGTAGCTTCTGAGAATCAGAGACACCTGCAACATCTGCTGCTTCTTGTACAGAAGAGTTCTTAGCACCTGTCTTGACAGCAACCTTGAGGACATTCTTATCGAACTCGTTAGCCAAGGCTTCACCAAGCTGGTGTGTGTAAGGAGCGCGTACATCAAAGTGACTTACCAGTTCATCAATAGACGAAATGAAAGTGTTAGACATCAACATTTTGTCAATGTGTATTAACACTTCAGTCTGTTTGAATTGGTTAAGACCACCGTTAGCTCCTACACCTGTTCCGTCAGCACCTAAGATGTCAGTTCCGGGGGTGTAGTATCCTGCTCCTGCAGTTCCTATTACAGGAAACTGTGCCGATTTACCTTTAGAAATAGTTCTAATGGTATGTAACGGTTTCATGATGTTCTTTTCATCAAATACCGTCATTACTTCTCCCGCAAATTTCTTCAGGAAGAGACCTGTTGAGTCGTTAGCCCATTTGTTTGAACCAACGCGACCTTCGACATTAACTGATCCGTTAGTTCCGAATAAGTTATTTTCATAGCCCATATTATTTTATCTTTCTTTATATATTATTAAACAACTAAACGACCATAGCACTCACTATGATCTAACACTTCCCTCAGTTGTTGCTTCCAAGTTGTCTGTCGTAACAGGCTATTCGGCTCCCTCTTCGGGCAAATTCATTGGCCCAGTTAACCAACCTTCTGGCAACTGGACTCTATTAGTGGATAGCTCCCAACCTTTTTCAGGCCCTTTGTAATAATACACATGACCTTTGACATCCGGCCCTATCCTAACCAGTGTGTCAGTCGGGTGTATGAATACCACTCTTTTTCCACCTGTCAAGCATCCGCTGTTCCCAAGCGTCACGCAACTTACTAGGAACAGTAGTAGCAACTGATGCTTTAACAGGTTTAGTGGCATCATCAATTAGGAGTTTCAGTATCTCCTTCAGTATTATTATCAGTATTTCCACTGTTTAATTTAACTTCTGCATCTAATACATGCTTCTTTAAGGTCAGTCGTGACCCTGTATAACCTAATGCTATTAATGTAGCTGTAATAAGGCCTACAATTTTGGTCGCAAACTCACTGCTTTCTACTAGTCCTGAACTTGCTACTGCTCCTACTAGGATAGCAACAAGACTTAACCAGAACTCAGTAGATTTATACCCTGCTTTTTTTTCTATTTGTTGACTCATGATAAATTACCTGACATCGCTAAACGTTTCTCAACCATTGCGTGGAAGTTTCTGTCACCTGCTTGGTATCTAGGGTCTTTCATGTCTTCTTTCATTTCATACAGAGACCCGTAGCCTCCCACACTAGAAGGTCTTCCTCCTTGCACTAAAGAAGGTTCTCTAGATTCTCCTCCTGCTGCTGCAAACTGAGCGTACATTCCTTTTATAGCCATACGTGCTACTCCTGCATCACCCTCGACTGCACTATTAAAAGCATCTAGCTCACTTTGATCGAGTGATTCAGCCATCCAGTTAGTCATAGCATTGTAGTTCTCTTCACCACCTGCTATGCCATACATGTCTTGAACTTCAGCTTCGTTTACTTGGTTAACACCTCTGATATAGTTATCTACTAAATCTTGAGACAACCCTTTCTTAGCAAGTGCTTCATAAGTTTCATCTGTTAACCCTCCGTTTTCATTATATTCATTTGCATAATTCTGGAAATCATCTTCCGTAAGGAGGCCTTTCTCTTCCGCTTGCCTTGAAGTAAACTTCTTTTCAAGACTGCTGTACGCTTTAGCGAGTTCTTCTGGGTCTCCAAACTTATCTGGCAACCACTCTGGCCTGTCAGTTTGTTGGATTTCTTCTTGTTCGTTAACTTCTTCTGCAGGATTCTCAAGTTGAGGGTCATCTGCAGGAGCTTCTTGGTCTGTGAATGTTACTCTCTCCATAAATTATTTCTTTTTCTTGCCTTGAATTATCCTTTTCCGTTCCTCTTTACTTTTGAATGGCAGGGTAGCTGCATCTGCAATCGATTTAATATATCTTTTGTGGCCTTCTATGACGTTTGACGGGGACATGCGATTTACTGCTGCCTTTATTTCTTTTTTTACATTACCCTTTACGTCATATGCTGAGAGGTATTTGTCATAAACTTTACCTTCCTTACGTAATCCTTTTTGTTTTTGTACAAGTAAAGCCCTGCGTCTAGCTCTTTGTTTTTCTTTAGTGGCCATCTTATCTGTAATACTTGTTGTGTTTTTTCCTTACAGGTGCAACTTTTTTACCTGCTTCATTTTTAAGGTGTTCTCTTATGGCTTGCTTCCTACTTGGGGGAGCTTTTAAAGCTTCTTTACGTTGAAACTCTCTAGCTTCTGATTTAGCAGCTTGCATGTATTCTCTTTTTCGTTTCTCAGACCATCCAGCTATTTCTTTTTTAGAAATTGTTTTGGGGTCTCTTTTGTGATCGTTATATGGTTTATTTGCTGGCATCTTATTTAGATTTCTTTTTACATCCGCCTTTACAGCAGTCCTCAAAACAGTCTTTGTTAGTACACATTAACTTCCTTTTTTCCATTTAGGTGAATCTGATTTAGTTTTACTAGGAGACCATTTAACCTTGTCAGCCCAATAAGCTGCTGATGTTGGCCCTCTAGAAATGTTTTTAGCATGTCTACTTTTAAAAGCTTTACGTTGTCCAGCAGTTTGATTTGTTTTAACACCTTGTTGTCCAAACCTAATAAGTTTTCCGTCTACGTAAACTGCATGACTTTTTTTAGGATGACTAGGAGTTCTAAAAGGAACTTTGTTTTTCTTAGTCTTAGCTTTTAATTGTTCTCTAGCCATTATTGTTGCATCTGTTGGGCTTGTTGAGCCATCGCTTGTAATTGCTCTGGGTTTTCACTGGCCATTTTACCAGCAGCGTTTGCTAAATTAGGAGCTACTTGTTGAGTCATCGCTTGTTGTGCCGCCTGTTGTTGTTCCATTTGTATTTCTTCTTCAGATTTAATCAGGCCCTCAACATCAATACCCAACGAAGTAGCACGGCGTTTTAAGTAGTCACTCATGTTTACATACGTAGCAAACTGATCTCCCAACAACTGTGCAGCTCCTTGAACAAAGCTATCTAATTTGTTGAGATCGTGACCTCTTCCTAAAGCTTCTAATCCTGTTACAATAGTAGTTTTAACTATTTTCTTAGGTAATTTAGGTAATCTACCTGCTTTAGACATCCGATCCATCAGTCGATTAACTAATGGCATTTGAAATTCTTGTGATAAAATAGAATACACTCCACCTAGAACATCTTCTAGTTCTTGAGCCATGAATCTGATCTCTTCTGCAGTGACTCTTTCACCTTGTCTTTGAATAGAAGAGTTCATTAAGAACGCAGCTCCAAGTCTGTCTCTAATTTGTTCTACAGTTTCTTGAGCCACTCTGAAGTCGGCAAACTTTTCCATCTGCAAGCATGACACATCTTGTGCATTGCCCTGCACGATAGCACCGTTAGGAGAATTAGCCAGAATGCGTGGGCGTGTGGTTCCATTTGGATTTACTAGAAATAATACTTTAGCTGCAGCAGCAGACCCTTCAACAATAGCTTGAGTTAAACCTTCAAGAGACTGTAAGTCACCGATGTATTCCTCAATGAACCCTCTACCATAATCTTCATTCTCAATTCTGGTATATCTTAATGGCATCCAAGGGTTTTTATCTAAAGGATACTCACCAAAAGATTCAGGTATATCAATGTCAGCAACTTCCTGACGTACTACCCATTTCCCTTTGTTTCTATAAATTCCTGTGTATACATCTACACTTTTATCTTTTTGATGTCCCGAAGACTCTACTGCTGGGTTTCCTGCTTCTTCTAATTGAGCTTTTACTCTTTCAGGAAGTACGTCTGGGTTAATAGATTCTTTAACAATCATAGACTGCACGTTTCCCATAGGGTCACGATTGCAGACGTATCTATCTAAATTAAAAACACGTAGTCCTCCTTTGTCAGGGACGTACAGTAGTACATTGCCAGCAACAATAAGTTGTTTCAGTGCTTCAAAAACACCTACTCTAATAGCTGATGTTTCTACTTCGCTTTGTACTGCTCGTTCAATCTCAGCTAAAGCTTTTTCTAATTCAGTTTTAAGAGCAGGATCAGCTTGGCCTTCACTAGCTTTTTCATACTCAAACTTATCAATTATTAATCTAAAGAAAGGAGAGTTAGGAGGCAGTAGTGCTAACAGTAGTTTTGATGAAAGGTTATTTACTCCTCTGGCTCCCACGCCTTGGAAGGGTGTAGGGTAACTAGTGTGAGGGCCATTGCTATCGGGAGGCACAAGATAAGGAATAGTAAGACTCGAAGAATCCCTAGCCCTCCGTAAAAAAGAGTCCCGACTATTTTCACAGGCTTGGTAATAACTTTTTAAACTTCCTGTTTGCATTATGAATAAGTACCAACACCTGATGATGAAGGATTGACTCCAGCAGGACTGCTTATAACAAGACGTTTTCTTGCTGTTCCTCTTCTTTGTTTTTTACCTGCTTTAGTGACAGTAGATTTTGGCCCTTTATCTACTTCCGCTTGTTTATTAGGTTGTATTGGGGGTAACGCAGGGGCTGGGGGTTTCACCACTTTAGGTGCTTTCATTCCTAAACACATTATCTTTTAATTCCTCGTATATACTTTCAAGTGTCTTAACTACAGCGACTTGACCTTGTTTTAAACGTATAGTTTGTAGGTCGTCATCGATTTCAGGCATCCTATCAGGATACACGCCTTTGAGCCAAAGAATAAGCTCCTTTGATACTGGAGGCAACTTTTCATTACCATAGTTTAGAGGAAGGTCAAGCGGCATTTTTAATAATTTTTAAAGTGTCGATCATTTTACCAATAGATTCACGTAATTCATCTTGAGTTTTATCATTGTTCAAGACGTAATCAAACTCACTGTAATCATTCATATCGTGTTCAGATATGTGCTGCTCACTGGAATCAATTTCAAGGTCGTTATTAAAGCTACGTCTTTCTACTCTGACTACATATCCTCCTGCAGCTTTAACAAAGTCAGCTTCATTTTTAAAACGGAGATCAGTGACAAACATAACATCAAAAAACTTATTAGATTTCTTAATGATTTCATCCATTTTGTTTATCCAGTACTCATTTCCAAAAAACTTACGACGAAAATCAGTACCCCACACTTGGAGTAGTGTTCTGAATCCTTGTTTGTTTTCTTCAATGAAATCAGTCCTAAATCCTGTAGCAACTGACACTTCATGTTTTAGAGGGTCTGCAAAACCTACTCTTCCACATCTTATTTTTTGATCTTCTAATTCAGAGAAGTACTGACAAGCTTCTAGGTAAACAGTGTCTTTACCGCTTTGTTTCTTTCCGCTTAACGCTATTATTTTCATCTGGTGTCCAGTGGTTTATGGTTTTGTCTTCCCAGTTATAGTTTTCGTTCCTGAGAATCTTAGCTAGACGAGCTTGTTGTAGTGCGTCTTTTTCTTCTAGTCCTTGTTGTTTAAACGCTGCTACTACTGCTTCCCAACTGCAGTCTTCATCTAAAAGTCTACTTGCACGTGTCGGCCCTATTGTGGGGCAACCAGCATACCCATCAGTTGAGTCACCAACTAACGTCTGGTATAGATGATAGTAGTCTGCTTTTTCTAAGGTTATTTTGACTACACCTAGTTCTGTATGATTAGGATTCCAAAGATCACAAGGCAATGTCTTCATGTCTTTGTCTGAACTTATGATTATTTTTCTGTAACCTTTACAATACTCAGTGTCAGTAGCCCATATACCTAAGATGTCATCAGCTTCTAGTTCATCAACAATGACAGCATTAAACTCTTTTTCTAAATGTTTTTTTAAAGAAGGTAACCCTATAGGTTTGCGTGATTTCTTACGTGAAGCTTTATAAGTTTCATCTATTCTTCGCCTGAAATTTTCTTTTGATGAAAGAGCAATTATAGTTTTGTCTGCTTTTAATATTGATACCCACTCTTTAAGGTTGATTTCCATTTGCTGTATAGCTTGTCGAACATCAGTATGTAATGTCCAAATGTCATCTCCCCAATCTGTAGCTACTTCGCTACCTGCTGCATGTTTATATGCAAGTATGTCTCCGTCTACTAGAAGTGCTGTTTTCATGATAGTTGTTTGTGTAGCCACTCAAATATTTTAGGGTTGTGCTTCCACACTGTGCAAAGGCCAGTTGCTAGGCGTGTGGTTGCTTGTTCTTCAGTTGTTTTATCACCGACATCCATAACATGGTTTACTGCATGTATTATTTCATGAAGCAATGTGTCAGCAGTAGTTTCTTTAGGGTAACCTTTTGCAATCTGTATGACGCACTTGTTTAAATCAACAAAGCCATGTGCTTCATCAGCGGCAGTGACCCATTCAATTTTGAACGTCTGATTAAGTATGATTACTTTAGTGGGTCGTCTTAAGTATTTCATAGTTTTCTTTGTACTTGTCATATTTACATTTACCTTTAGTGGTAATGCTTATTGTATGTGACTGTTTGACAATGTCCCAAGGAATAAAATAAAGAGCATCTTTAGGAATTATGTAAGCTACTAATACAGTGTAATTTCCTATGCGTCCTCCTGTTTTTAATCTGTAATATGAGCGTCTGTTTCCTTCACCTTTTTGTATGCTAATTGTTGATCGACATTGAAGCCTGTTAATTACTCCATCCCAGTCACACATAAGATCGTAACCTGTAGTTATAGAGGGTTGAGAGATTACGCAACCTTTAGCTATTAACCTTGCTTGTATTAAATGTTCAGCAGCTATTCCCATGACTTCGTATCTAGTGAGTTTCGGCCCAGTTTTTTCCAGCCCTAGCTTCGCCGTCAAGAGGGCATCTAAACTGAAGGGCGATACCTGCTTGCTTGATTGCTTCGACTGCAGCAGCTCGTATAACCTCAGTATGTTGAGGCCTGACTTCCATTTGAAACTCGTCATGCACATGTGCTACAAAGGCCCAATCTGAGCCGTGTTTAAGTCCTAGTTTTGTTAAACTGTCGTATAACTCAACTGTCGCTTGCTTCATAATTACCGCACCTGCAGATTGCAGTAATGTATTCAATGCTGAATGTTCACTACGTATATATAAGTGTCTACCATCCAGACCTTTGAGAAAGTCCCTATCAGCTAATGCACCTGTTATACAAGCTTTTAATTTTGCTAATGCAGGTAAAGAGCTTAAGAAAGTTTCTTTAATAGATCGTCCTGCAGCTCTGCCTTTTCCAATGACTTCTCCAATTTTTGCGTCTCCAGCTCCATAGAGGAAAGCGTAAATAAATCGTTTAGCAGCGTCTCTAGTTGGTAAGCCAGCAGCTTTCTGGTTTTCCACGTGTATATCACTTTCGAGAAGTTTTTTTGTATAATCGCCTTCATCATAAGGTGCTAAAAAGTGTGCAAGACAACGTAATTCTAGCCCTGCAGCGTCACAACCAATAAGAGTATACCCTTCTGACGCTTTGAAAAGCTCCCTGCAATCAGTCCCATAAGGAGAACCACAACGTGGAACTTGAGCTACATTAGGATTAGAATGTGTACAACGCCCTGTCACTGCACCGTTAGTATTTACTTTTCCATGCATTCTCCCTTTCTGCTCTAACTTCATCCACGCTTGTTTTCCTTCTGCAAGCTGACCCATTCGTTTAACTAATGTTAAATATTCATTAAGCAACTCAACTGACTCTTGTCCTTTTTCTAGTCTAACTTTAGATAGAATTGTTTCATCTACTTTTGGTTTACCCTCATTAGTCATCTCTACAGGTTTCCATCCAAGGCGTTGCAACCGATCTGCTATGTGGTCACGTGAACCTGCATTAAAAGGAATCATCTTTATTTTTGCTGGGCCTTTTTCGATATCAACATCTTTAAAACCTGCTGCTTTAGCTGACTTTTTTGTTTCGTATAAATCACCATCTGAAGTTCTCCATAATGTGGATTTCATTTGCTGTTTATCGTCAGGAAACATTAGCTTAAGTTGCTCTTGAAGTTCCAACTTTCGGCAAGAGAGACGTACATATAAATCCCTAGCTTTGTATATATCAAAACTGAAGCCGTGATTAGACATGTCGTTTATGATAGTAGCGAATCTATGTTCTAAATCGATACACTGCTGGCTCCATCCTTCTGCTATTAGGTCTCTATATAATCGGTAGGTAACTTCAGTGTCTTGTACACAGTATACCAGCATCCCTTCTGAATAATGGTCATAGCCATGCTCCTCAATGTAATTACCTTTGTGACACTCCAGACGATACCCCCACGCTTTCAAGGAATGTGATCCTATTAAACGTGGAGGGATTACTTCGCCTTTAAGATTTCTTATACGATCTGAATCACCTAAGTTGGTATGCATTAAACGTGACAGTACAAGTGTGTCTGTCAGCTTCGGAAAAGAATCAATTCTATATCCTAACTTTGCTAAAGCAGGTACGTCATAATTTATTATGTTGTGACCTATAAGCTCATCGCTGTCTATTAAGTGCTGTACACCTTCATGAACTTTATCAGGGCCATAAGTAGTCACTTCTCCTGTGTCAGCATCACGACATACGATGCACCAAAGATTCTGAACTTCATCGAGAAGACCGTCAGTTTCTATATCAAAAATCGTTCTTCGCATCAGGTTCCTCTT